CAAAATCATCATGCGATCCCTCTGGCAGGACAAGTGGGAGGAGGAAGCTGCTGGAGTTCTTCCGAACACCGATGAGGCTTTTCACGAATTTCGATGGAAGGCTTGGTGGTGCGTGGAGAACTACTTTGAGATGGAAGACCCGTCATCGGTTTTTCTCGATGGAATTGAAACTCAATGCAACGTCGATATTGACGGAGTGCAGATGAAGGGATTCATTGACCGATGGGAGTTGAAGGAAGATGGAACGATTCGAATTGGTGATTACAAGACGGGCAAAACTCCCCGCCCCAAGTACACCGATGACAAGTTCCAGCAGCTACACATTTACGCCCATCTTCTTGGAACCATGTCCGGGCGTCGAGTCACTGAAGTTGAACTCCTCTATCTGAAAGATGGAGTTAGATTCAATCGAGAAGTGACGAAAGACGATCTCACGGCAATTGCCGAAACCGTCAAAACCGTTCGGTCGGAAGTTGAAGCATGTTGCGAAACTGGGGAATTCCCAGCGATCAAACATCGACTTTGCGATTGGTGTTCATACAAAACATTCTGTCCGGCTTGGGTGTAACGTACTTACGCCGTAGACAGCTACTAAGGAAACCATAGAAAATGCTAGATGAAACTTTTGCACGTCTTGTTGCCGAAGAAGTAAAAAATCGAGTTACGGAAGAGCAGCGAGAATACCTGCGTCTTCCCGAGAACTGGACCCGTTGGCAGCGAGCCTTGATGGTTCTTGCGGACAACCTCAACGGCCAGTTGGAAATCCTTGCGGGTCAAGAAAAGGACGACACCGAGAGATATAAGTCTCTTGGCGATGCGGGCTTGAAGCTACTTGCTGAAACGTTTTCCGAATACGAGACGCGACGCAAGAAGATCACTCGATTCAAGTTCCATGTTGACGGTCGCCTTGATGAGGTAACGCGAATGATCGCACTTGGATCAGATGCCGTCGACGAAAGATTGAAGACAGTTGACTTTCTTCGAAAAGCGATTGAGCGACACCGGGAATTACTGAACGAACTTGACATGGAGCCGACGTCCATGGATCAAGCTCTTTGGGCAACCCTTGATGGCAAGTGGGAATTTGACGACATTACGTCGATTGGCTACTAGCCATGAAAGTTGGATTCGCAAGTACTGATTGGTCAAAAACGGTCCTAGACAAAAATGGTCACCCGGTTATGGGTGGAGCCGGATGGGCGCGTCTTGGTCAATACAAAGATCTTCTTCCTTATGTGACGACGATTGGAATCCTTGCTCACAGAAATGGCATTTTTGGCGTCAAGGATTGGGACGGTGGACTGCACTTTGATCACGATGTGATTGTTATGCAGCGAGTAATGTTTCAGGACATTCCCGACAAGATTCGCCTTGCCCAAGCAAACGGACAAATCATCATAAACGACATTGATGATTGGTACTGGGGTCTTGCTACAAGCAACGGCGCTTTTGCTGCGTCACACCCAAAAGCAAGTCCTGACGAGAACACCAATCATTACAAGCACATCCTTGCTGCTTCTGACTATGTGACGGTTTCGACTCCATACCTTGCTGATCGAATTTCGCAATGGGTTTCATGTCCAATTGTGCTGATTCCAAACTTCGTGGACACGGCAAAATTCTCCGTACGAGTTCAAACCGATACCGACGTTCCGACCGTTGGGTGGGTTGGCTCGACAGGTCACAGGTCTGGCGATCTTGAAATCCTTGTGGGAATTCTTCTTCCCTTTGTTGAATCTGGAAAAATTCGTTTGCATCATTCTGGAGCGACAGACCACCATCCGGCATTCGCTGATTTAGTCAAAGTTCCAAATGAACTCGTATCAACATTGCCCATGGCCGCTCCCCAGAAATACCCAGAGCTTTTTCAATTTGATATTGGACTTGTGCCACTAAGTGACAAGCCATTCAATCAGGCAAAAAGCGCAATCAAGGGTTTGGAGTACGCATCCGCAGGCGTCCCCTTTATAGCTTCTTGCACAAATGAATACGAAAGTCTTTCACAGGACGGCATTGGTTTAATTGCCAAAAAGCCTAAAGTGTGGAAGGGTTTGATTGAGTTTCTTCGAGATCCGGACAATAGGAAAAAGCAAGCGATTCAGGTGCGTGAACGCGTCGCCAAACATGACATCGCTAATGGCGTTAAAGCCATGAACGACTTTTACCGGTCAATCGAATGAGGCATCGGTCTAAAAAAAAGGAAGCCGAATACAAGCTCAGGAGACCTCTTGTTGCACGCTTGCTTGAAGAACGACCGATGTGCGAAGCGTGTCCTGTGTTTGCCGAACACGACAACTTGATCGTATATAGGTGCAATCGCTCTCAGGACGTACATGAACTTGTTCGTCGCTCGCAGGGTGGCTCCATTCTTGACGAAGACAACCTGATGGTCGTTTGTCGCTTGTGTCACCAGAGGATAGGGAACAATCCTCAACTTGCATTTGATCTTGGTCTAGCGAAACATGGATGGGAACGATGACTCCACCTACGGTAATTGGACTTGACCTTTCGCTTACTTCCACGGGGATTTGCGTGAATGGACAGTCCGAAGCAATTGCGACGACTCAGAAAGGTATGTTCCGACTTTCTTGGATTCGCACGGTAATCATGGACCGTTTGGCTGAAGTTCAATCCCCAGCGGTTTGCATCGAGGGTTACTCCTTCGGTTCGCGCAATTCTCAAGCGCACGCTATTGGAGAACTTGGTGGGGTAATTCGTTTTGCCCTCTGGGAAAACGAGATCCCATGGGTCGACATTCCTCCTACCTGTCGTGCGAAGTTTGCTACGGGTAGAGGGAACGCCGCTAAGGATGAAGTTGTTTCGGCAATTTCAGCACGAACTGGGATTGCATGGATTGGCAAGGGCGCCAACGACATGTGTGATGCGTGGATCCTTGAAGAGATGGGCCGAGCGCACCTTAACGCCGCACGTTATGCTTGGCCGCAAATGAACTTGTCCGCAATGGATAAGGTGGACTGGTCGCCATTTTCAGTCTATTCTGTCTAGTAATCGACTACTAAGTTTGAGGTATTTGTGAACTACAAAAATCGTTCTGCTCCAATCTCGCAAGTTGAAATCGAAAGCGAACTCTTGCGACTTATGGACATACTCGAAGAAGAGACTGAGGCTTTTGAACGTCTCGCTGAAGATGGCGCAAAGAAAGACGCTCTACACAAATCGAACTGGGCCAAGGAATACCTGAGCGCAAAAGGTTCAATCAAGGAGCGCGAAGCATGGGCCGATTACAAATTGGCCGATATTTCCTATGACCACAAAATTGCGGAAGCATTGGTAAAAGCAAAGAGGGAAAAACTGTCTTCCCTCCGAACCAGCATTGATGCGCTCCGAACTTTGAACGCAAACGTCCGAGCACAGGTGATGCCATGAAATACAACATCCATTCAGACATTGAGTCCTTGGCTCTGGAAATTGACTCCTTGATTCCTTGGGAACTCAATCCACACAAGGGTGACATTCCAGCAATCATGGCCTCCTATCAGGAGTTCGGTCAGGTCAAACCGATTGTGGTGAAAATCAACGGAGATGGCACCTACAAGATCATTGCTGGTAACCATCAAACCGAAGCGGCCAAAAGACTTGGCTGGACACACATTGCCGCTACACGTCTTGACACCGACGACAAGCGAGCAATCGCCTATGCACTTGCAGACAACAGGACAACCGAACTTGGATCAGACGATCCGGTACTTCTTCACGAAGCAATCATTTCAGTAGCTGATGAATACCCCGAAGTATTTGATGCTCTTGGTTGGGACAACTTCCAACTTGCAGCAATGGATGAACACAATGACTATTTAGCAGAATTGGATTCATCTCCAAGTGGCTACATCGCCCCCGTGTTGATCTCACAGCCCGGAGATCCCATTCCTCAGATCAACGTCTCGCCGCCCGTCATGGCCCCAAGTGGGCAGGAACCAGAGCGCATGGTTGCTCCGGCTTCGATGGATCAACATGAAGCCATCACACGCGGGTCACCTTCGGTTGGGGCAGCGGGGGCAAAAGCGGTCGTGCAATACATGCTCGTTTTTGATACTGCCGATCAACAGCGACGTTGGTATGACTTTTTGCGCTGGCTTCGTTCTGATGCTGGAACTGAAGGCGAAACCACAGCAGAACGACTTCTTTACTTTCTTGACTCACATGCGGATTTTTAGACCCGCCAACGATTGGACTGATAGATGACTCGTCAACGAATGTTCCTCGACATTTCTTGTGTCGATGCCGCTAGAGAGCGAATGCGTCATGTTTATGACACGTTCGACACGGTATGTGTTCAGTTTTCAGGTGGAAAAGACTCTACTGCCGTTCTTTACCTTGCTAAAGAGATCCACGAAGAGCGTGGACTTGGACCAGTGAAGGTCATCTTCCGAGATGAGGAAATGGTTTCTCCGGCAGTCGTAAGGTTTCTTGAAGAGGTACGCAACTACGACTGGGTGGACATGGAGTGGTATTGCCTCCCCCAAGGTCAGGAAATCTGGGTATTGGGTCGACGCGAGTATTGCCTTCTGTGGTCAGCCAAACGAGAAAGCGAAGGGCGTCTTATTCGAGACATTCCCCCGTGGGCGATTCGTGCTGAACATTTTGGTTTGACTGCCGATCAGGTCATTCCTCAGTCAATTGACTATTACACAATGCAGGGAAAGAAAGGACGTGTTGCCTTCATTACCGGCGTCCGAGCAAATGAGTCAATGATTCGTTATCGGTCTTGTGTTCAGAAATTGCATGAGAACTACATCGTTGTTCCGTTCCGGATGAAGAAATCGATTCCTCTTCGATTTGCCAAAGTCATCTATGACTGGACGACTGATGATGTGTTCAAGTTTGTGGCAGAAGAACATGGCGCAAACTTTTGCGAGTACTACGACCTAGCAGCCATGACTGGATCAAACACGCGTGTTGGCATTCCATTGCACGCTGTTGCGATTCGCAGGATTGGCGACGTGGTTGCAACTGAACCAGAGTTTTACGATCGACTTGTTGAGTGCTTCCCCTACATCGATGCACAGCGACGTTGGTATCCAGAGTTCGACGTCGAGGGCATGATTGCCGCATACGCAGCAATGGGATGGGATGGGGTCAGTCTTTGCATAGATCAAAATATGCTGACCGATGGCATTCGTCGTCGAGCAATGGCATTTGCCTCAGAGTTTCGCAAGAAGCACCGAATCGATCCCTATTCATACCCAGTTGAGTGGTTGGTGAGGAATCTGATTCTCAACGAGTTCAACATCACATCAGTAAATCCAGTTGGGCCGAAAACGCGCGCCCATTCATTGCGCCTCGCTGCTGCTCAGGCAGAAGCGGAAGCGAACTCCCTAGACCTACAGGATGATCTTCGATGAACATTGAAACTGTAAATGGTGGCATCTTGAGTGCTGCCGATTGGCGCTGCACCTATGTCCTCAAACCGGACCGGAAAGTTCTTCTTCAATCGATGAAGACTTATGGCTGGACAAGCCCAATCATTGCGTCTTCCCGCAGCAGGGTCATTATTGATGGCCACGAACGATGGCTGATTGCCGCAAACGACGACTTCATCACAACGCGAGACAGGGGCAATGTTCCGGTCTTGTGGGTCGATTGCGACGAAGTTGAAGCAATGTTGATGCACGTCCGCATCAACAGGGGTAGGGGTCAGATTCAGGCAAAACCACTGTCTCAGCTTCTTCAGCGAATTGTCCGCTCTGGCGCTTACATTCCGGCTGATTTTATGCAAGCACTCAGTATGAGCACTGACGAAATTGACCTTCTTGTTGACGGTGGCCTTGTCAAACAGCGCAAAATCTCTGCTCACAAGTATTCTCGGGCTTGGATTCCAGTGGAAGCACCGAAAGGCGCCATTGTCCCAGCAATGAGCATTGAGCGGCCACCTAACGCTGATAGGTAACAACTGTTGGGTGAATTCAGTAGGGCTTGTGGTACCGTAAATCAGGTCCATTGCTTTTTGGAGGAATCCTCACTATGCCTACACCATCCTCTCTTCCTGACAGGGAGCCGGATTCTCGCCCTTCCCCTACTGTTCCGGATTCGCTGATCCCCGGTGGAAGCACCCTGCCTCGACCTCCGCGTCCGCCCGGCACTCCTCCACCGAGCGTTGTTCCCGGCACGCCCGGTGGTGGAAGAACCCCGCGTCCTCGTCCCACGCCTCGTCCCACGCCTCGTCCTCCGGGTCCGGGAACGTCCGGTCGTGGACGTCGTTCGGGCCTTTTGGCTCGAATTGCCCGCGCTGGAGCGCGAGCGATCCGTGCTCGTCGCGAACGTCAGGCCAATCGTCGCGAGCGTCGCGCTGCTCGTCGTCGCTAACCGCCCCTAAGGAAAGGGCGGTAAAAGCTGATGCTTGTAACCGTAGACGAACTCACAACCTACATGGACATCAAGTTTTCAAACCGCCAAACGCGCGCGTCTGAATATGTCCTCGCTGGCCTCCAGTCTGAACTTGAGTCATTCCTTCGTCGACCGATCGAAGTCGACACCTATGTGAATGAAGAGCATGTGATCGCGTCGGATTACGCCTCGATGCCCGTGTCTTCCCACATGTACGACTACACCCTTGATACGACCGGAAACGTTCCCGGTTACATTCAGCCAGCCGTCACGATTTACGCCAGAAACTCACCAATCATTTCAGTTGCAAACGTCTACGTTTCGGGTGCTACTGGAGCTTCGGTCACCTTGACCGAGGGAACCGATTACATCGTTCAGCGCTACGGGATTGACCTCTACAGGGCTGTTCCTAATGATCTAGTCACCATGACCTATACGGCTGGCTTGAACGGACCTCAAATCCCGTTCTTCCGACTTCTCATCCTGCGTGCAGCGACTCGGGAAATGCAAAATATGCATGACGATGTTGTGGGCATCAAGGATCTTGAGACTAGGAATGTTGCCCCCTTGACAACTGGTTTCACAGCCGAAGAACTGGCTTCAGTTAGGCGTTGGCGTCGATACAGGATCGGCTAATGATCCGTATTGAGATTGACGTTGACATTGATGACGCCATTCGCTTTCTTCAGGGGATGGACCGTAGGGCAAACAATTTTGGAATGGTTTTCGAGTGGGCAAGGGCCGAACTAGCCAAAGCCAATGCAGAGAATTTCACCTCTGGGGGCCTTCCGGTTGGCGGATGGGATCCAAGGAAACGTCCATACGCATGGCCTATTATGCGGGAAAGCAAAGCCTTGTTTAGATCCCTTTCAAGCCTTCGGGGTCCGGCCAACCACATTGGGCCAAAACATGCTTATTTTGGAACCGAGATTGAATATGCCAAGTTCCATCAGTACGGAACACGAAAAATGGCAGCGCGTAAAGTAGTCTTTGAACCAAGAGGTTTCGCTTCCGAACTTGGGGAAAAGGCAGCGAAACACATCATCGGTCTGAGAGCGAGTCTGTTGCCATGATGCAGGGTGCCGCTGCCGCAAAGCAGTTTGTAAATGAATATCTCGTTCAAGATCTTCCGGCGCGTCTCGTGGCGTATAGGAATCATTGGCTTACGGATGAAGATTCGCTTCCAGATCCCCTGCTGTACCTGACATACGAGCCTGTTGCGCTTGATCACTGGCCGACGATCATCACGGTTGCTATTTCCACGGCAGACCTAACTCGGGTCGACTACGACTCTGTCATGAATCCTCAATATCGAGTTCGCTACAACATGCGTACCTACATCTGGGTGCGAGCCGACGGATCTGAAGAATGCACCCTCATGAGAGACAATCTCACCACGGTCGTTCGTTCGGCCCTTCTTGACCACGCTTCCTTGCAGGTTTACGAAGGATCAGCGGCATCCGCCTCTGCTGCATGTGAGGTGAAAGTTGAGGAAAGCTCAATGAGGGAAGAGTTTTCTGATCTGACACTAATCAAGGGTGAACGCGTTCTTGCTGGCGCATACGTCGCTTATGATATAAATCTCACTGAAACTGTAACTAGGAAAACCCTTGGAACGGTCGAAGAGTTCGATATTGACGCAATGACACTTGTTCAACTCTTGGAGCAATAATGTTTGACTTGACAAAACAAACCGAAAAGAAAAAAAACGCAAAGGTTGTAGTCGTCTACAACCCCAACGCGTGGGCGGTCAACTCCACCGAAAAAGGCCACATGTTGCCAGCGTATGACTGGGCAAAAGTATGGAGTAGCGATTATGTCGCGAAACGTGCAATCGAAAGCGGTTTGCTGCTAGTACCATCAGCAGAGTAGGTCGTACACACGGTCATTACTTTGGATAAACCAATCCTGTAGTAATCTGGCCGTGCCTCGATAATCGAGAACGAGGTTTGGAGGAAGGCCGATGCCCGGCGTAGTCGTTACCACAGCAGTGCGAACTGGTCCTAATGCGATCAATGTTGCTCCTGCGTCAACTTTTTTCGTTGCTGGTATTTCCGAGCGTGGAAGTACTGCTCAGGCGAAGCTGGTCACCAGCCTCGCTGAATATGAGGCCCTTTACGGTGGTTACACTGGAAATGGCACTCTTCATCAGCAAGTCCAGACCTTCTTCGAAGAGGGTGGAGCACGCGCCTACATTGGTCGCGTCACTGGGGCCAGCGCCACTGCTGGGTCTCTTGTCATTAATGACACGACTGATACCTACGCAGCCCTCACTCTGACTGCGGCCAACTCTGGCGCATGGTCGTCAGGAGTTAAGGTCACGGTTACCGTCAGCGGTGTGAACAAGATCGTCAAGCTGTATTACCAAGACGAGTTGATTTTCAGCACTGGCGCCATTGCCACCGCCCAAGCTGCTGCCAACGCAATTAACAACTCTGCGGCTGCAAAGATTTATGTTTCGGCAAACGTCAATACAGCTTCGGCGCAGCTTGAAACACTCACAACGGCAACTCCGCTTTCCGCTGGCGTTGACGGCGAACTTCCGACCGATGCTCAACTTGTCGCCGGATTGGCTCTGTTTGACGCTTCGCTCGGCTCGGGCGCTGTTGCAATCCCGGGTCAGTTCACGTCCACGATTCGCAACGGGCTTCGCACTCATGCTGTGACTTACAGCCGAATCGCCCTTCTTGGCTTCGATCCTACGGATACTGCTTCAGAGGCAATTGAAGCTGCTGCTGCATATGCGGATGAGGATGGGGCTGAGTACCTCGCCTTCTACTGGCCCAGCATCACCATGACCGGCACTGCTCAAACCTCGATCACCATCTCCCCCGAAGGCTATGCTGCTGCCAAGCGGTCCATTGCTCACAACACGGTGGGATCGTGGCAGGCGGCAGCAGGCATCCTTTCGAGGGCCTCCTTCATCACCGGACTTTCGACCACGGTTGACAAGACCGTTGGCGACAGTCTCGATGAGGCTGGAATCAATGCTCTCCGAGTGATTCAGGGCGCGGTGCGAATCTATGGTGCCCGCTCGGTTTCCAGTGATACAACGAACTTCCGTTACATCACCGCCCGAGACACCCTCAACTACATCGTGACTCAAGCGGAAGCTCGTCTTGAGGATCTGGTGTTCTCCACAATCGATGGACGACGCTCGGTGTTTGGTCAGGTTGAAGGCGCCCTCATCGGTCTTCTGGAGCCGCTGCGTACCGCTGGCGGTCTCTATGAGGCTTTTGACGTCGACGGAAACCAACTTGACGCTGGTTACTCTGTCGAAGTTACGGATGCTCTCAATCCCGTCACCCAGTTGGCCAACGGAACCGTCCGTGCCAAGGTCGGTGTCCGTGTGTCCAGCGTTGCTGATCGCATCGAGGTTGAGGTCGTCAAGTCCAATCTCACTAGCTCTGTGGTCTGAGCGGAGGAACAATGGCTAAGGTTTCACAACGTCAAGTAGTTGCAAACATCACACCAGTCCCCGTGGTTGGATGTCCGACTGGTCCCACCTTCACCGGAAAGTTCGCCCAGATTTCTGGTGGCGAAATTACGGCAAGCGTTGAGAAGGTGTACGACGGCGGATCACTGTTCCCCGAGGTGCTCAGTGCCCCTCCGGAGATCGGTGACATCACCGTTACTCGCCACTATGACGTGGAGCGAGATGGCCCGTCACTCAAGTTGGTTCGAAAGATGGTCGGTCAGACCCACTACAACATCGTGATCGAGGACCTCAACTGCGATCTAGTGGTCTACGGCACCGAACGAGTTTACGCGAATGCGCTCCTTGTGGGTCTTTCGGAGCCTGAGGGCGATTCGTCCTCAGGTGCTCCGGCTACCTTCTCGATGACCTTCTCGATCTCGGGTGTTTCGGGTCAAACTCAAGCCTGACAATTTAGATCCATCTGAATTGATTGACAATGGGGTGCCGAGTGCGCCCCATTGTCGCGTTATGGGTGCTAGATTGCCCGTATGACCAATACTTATGACTTCAGTGGTTCGGATGCGTCTGAGCCTACTTCAGCCTCCACCAAGCTCTCAAGCGGCTCTGGTGAACCCACAGTGCTTTCCCGCCTTCGTACGGAACTGTCCAAGAAGGTCGAGCGAGCCGAAGTTCAGATTGAAGTTCCCGAGCGTCCGGGTGTGACGATCATCGTTTCCCCGAACATCACTCAGCACCAGATGCGTGCATGGCGTCGCCAGTCGGGCGAAAACACCAAGAATGGGTTTGATCCGACCAAGTTTGCTTGCACTGTTCTCGGTCACACCTGTAGGGGTATCACCATTGATGGCGAAGAGGTTCTTTCCGAGGACGGCGCTCCGCTCACCTTTGCTTCCCCCGAGATTCTTGAGATGACCGGAACGACTCGTCCAATCCCCGAGTGTGTTCAGGCCCTGTTTGGCCTCGATCCCCATGTCGAGTCTGCTGCCCTTGCGGTGATGGATGCTGCCGGTTACGGCGATGATGTGGAGACCGTGGACCCTACGATGGAGTCGTAGAGGATCTCGCGGACGATCCACGGATCCAAACTGCGGCTCGCCTTGGAGAACTTTTTGGTCAAGACCCCCTGACCATTCTTGATGTTGATGATGACGACTGGTTGATCCGTTTTGCTTGTGCGAAAGTGATCGAACAGGATCGAGAAGAGCAACGAGAGGAAATGGAACGGCGCAGATAATGGCCGTTTCTCCCGTCTAATCCTCAGAGTAATGGCAACATGGGTAGACCATGGCAGATGAACGCGTAGTCATAAAAATTGACATAAATGCGGACACGAGCGCCATCGATCGGGTCCAGCGAAAGTTGCGCGCACTTGCGGCTGAAGCTGAAGCCGTCAACGCTCGACTCAGAACGCTCAATGGGTCACTTGACGACAATGCTGATGCGGCAGATCGAGTCGATGCGTCACATAGCAAGGCCGCTAAATCCGTTGGATCGCATGGATCCGCACATGACCGTTTTTCCAAGAAGCTGAATAGAAACGTGCAGGCCATGAACCTGCACGAAAAGATGGTCAATGGTCTTGGAAAGGCTTTTGGCACAACCCTCAAGTTTGGCTTGATCGGCGCTGCTGTCGAAATGGCAGCAATGGGCATTGCTCTTTCCACGGTTAACGGGCTGCTTGGTCTTGGTCAAATGGCAATGAAGACATACCGTTTTGCCATGCAAGGCGTTGCTCAAGGAGCGGCAGCGGCCGTTATCGCTTTATCTACAGTGGCGGCTGCTCAACGTGAATACAACGCTGCAACAGTTGCATTCTCATACAAGTCTGCACCTCAGCTTGGAAAAGGTACTTCGCAGGCAATGTCTGCCATGCGAAACCTAACCGCCGATACTCGCCTTGGGGCACTCGGGATGAAGAACCTGAGTGCCGCTTTTGCGGCCGTCAGTAAAAACGCTGAAATGACGGGTGGTCTTCAAAACGCTCTTGTTGGACTTGGCGACTTTGCGGTTGCTGCCGGTGGGGACATTGGCAAGAACATTGCGGCTGCTGGTGACTTCCTTGGCCTTCTAAAAAAGGAAGGAAGCCTCACTGAAGACGTTCTGAGTGCTGCTTCCAAGGTTGGCCCTGAGTTTCAGAAAGCAATCGAGGAAGCCAAGAAGAAGGGCATGACTGGCGCGGATCAGATTATTAGCGCTCTTTCGAGTGGCGATCTTGCAAAGCAGGCAGGACTTGAGGGTGCTCTTGGTGCAGTGAATGACACGCTGATCGGTCAGTTGAAATCCTTCATGACTCAAATGACCGTCCAGTTCGGTGATCTCGGTCAACATTTTCTTCCACAGGTGAAGGATGCGTTTGCTGAGATCAGTTCCGTGTTGCGAGTTGCATTTATGCGGATCAGTGGCGCTCTTGGAAAGTTTGGATCTGATTCCATTCTTGATGGACTCGTCAAGGTCCTTACGAAGGTCATCGACCTGACGGCAAATCTTTTTGATAAGTATCTGCCACAAAGCAAAACCATGTTCTCCGGATTTGGCACTTTTTTTGACAAAGCTCGGAAGATGTTCAATGACTTCAACGCAGGACTCAGGGGATTCTCTGAAGGGGCAAAAGTCATAACGGATACCTTCGGTCCGCCGATTATTGCCGTCCTGAAAGGATTCCAAGAAAGTTTCGGAACGCTGAGTCGCCTAGCGGTTGAGAATAGGGATGACTTTGTTGCGTTTGGGGACTCGCTCACGAATGTTTTTACTGCCATCCAAGATGCATTTAATGGGTTCAAAGAGTTAGTAGTCACTAACCTTCCCGGAATCACCAAGTTGTTCAATGTACTTGCAACTGTTGTGAACTTCCTTCGAGAGGCAATCGAGGGTTTCATGACCGTATTCAAGAGCATCGGCGGTGATGCCGGTGGAGCAATTGCAACTCTTGCCCTAGTTGGTGGTTTGATCTACGGCAAGGGAAAGCTCAATAATTACAAAGCTGGTGGCGGCTCACTTTCGGGTGGATTTGCCAATCAGGTTGATAGGACGATTGGTCGAGGCGGAGCAGGTGGTGGCAGGCCCGAGAAGGAAAGCATTTCTTCTCGCGTGAATCAAATGACTGTCTACGCAACAAATGTCACGGTCAATCAGGGCCGCGGCAAAAAAGGAAGCAAACTTCCTCCCGGTGGTGGCGGAGGTGCGCCCGGCACTCCCGGAACCCCCGGAACCACAGGCACCACCGGCAGGGGAGCCGGTCCAAGCGGACCCGGAGAATCAACCGAATCGCGTCCGGGGTACAAACAGGATCAATATGGAAACCTGAAGAAGATCAATACCTACAAGGGCATGAAAGCCCGAATGGGTGTTCGCATGGAAAACGGAATGGGGGACAAGGGCAGGAGTTTCCTTTCCGCTAATGGTGGAACCATGGCCTCAATGGCGGGTCTCGCTGCCCTCTACGGTGGTGCTGGCAAAGAGGCTCAACCTTTCATCACTGCTGGATCCGCTCTTGGATTTGTAAACCCGCAACTTGGTCTCGGTGTCGCGGGTCTTGGAACTGCACTAACGGCAAAAACCACTCTCGGCGGAATAGCTTCCGGCGCAATGGGCGGCGCTGCAATTGGATCAATGTTCGGACCGGTTGGCGCTGCTGCCGGTGCTGGATTGGGCGCAGCGGCTGGCGGCGTTTCGGGCTATGTGCGTCAATCTGGAATGAGCATGGATCCTAAAGAGAACAATCTTTTGCAAAATGGTTTGCTCTTTTTTGGTGGTGGCTTGGCTGCTGGCGTCACCGCATACAACGACATACAGGAACGCAAAGCTGTTCGTAGTGACGTAAAAAACACTTTCAAAGGTAGGGCTGGTGGAGTTGCCGAGGTCCTCGGGCGCACCGGTTCAACCGCGACTGCCAGTGCTGCAATTTCCAATATCAGGGAAGAGACTTCGAAGATCGAGCAACTCTCGATGGACTTCGAGGGCAAGACCGTCAAAGCTCGCACCGATCTTGCTAATGAATATTTGGCTGCCGGAAAAATCACTAAGGAGCAAGCCAATATCTTCTCGCAGGAACATATGGGAACTTACATCGATGCGATGAAGAAGCAGGGCGAAGCGCTTGATGAAGTTGCAAAGGTGAAGTTCCCCGAATATGACCGAAAAGCAAAACTGCTTTCGGAAGCAACTGGAACTTCTGCAAAAGAAATCTCTGACTTGGCCTTGAAGATGGGCGTCGATCTGACTGATGGCACGATGAGCCTTGCTGACGCCATGGAAAAACTTGGTCTTGCGACAAACAAAACCGTCTCCGAAATTCAAGCGTCGACTAGGACCCTTTACGCTCAAATTGTTGAAGACGTCTATGGGGCGGCGCTCAAGGAGAGCGAAGCACGAGAAGCCATAAATCAGGCCGCTGAAGGTCTCGCGCAAATGGGTCCGAACTTCAGTGAGGATCAGTACAACCAGTTCATGAAGACAGCTTCGGAACAGGCCCTTTATCTGTTCAAGGGTGATCCGATTGCCGCAGCAAGATTCATGCAGCAACAATTTGGATCCCTTGGTGCAACGCAGTTTGGCAGTGGAGCAGTTTTTGGTGCTCCGGGAATGGCAGAGCGCTTTCAAGAATTTGGAGCAGGAACCCAAACTGCTGGCGCACTGGAAACACTGATCAAGGAACAAGCTGGTACGACAACAACAAACCTGACTTCTGGATTGGTTTCCCGTGGAAACTTGACGGCCTCCGAAGACGTGGTCAACCGAATTCAAACAACGCTTCAACGGGGATACGAAACACTGTCCCCCGAAACAATGGCGCGCGTAACGGCGCGTTTGAATGAACTTGGCGCTGCTGGCGGGGTCAGAGATGCGGAAGGCAATCTGATTACGGGAGAGGCTGGTGCTGCGGCCGTCGAAAGGTCGATCTCAGCCATACTCACTCCAATTTTTACCGGCACTGGAACAAATCCCTTTGGTCCACAAAGCCCAATTGATTTTGCTTCTCAATTAGATGCCAATGAGGCGGCTAAGAGTGCCGCCGATTCGATGTCGAGTGCCGCCAAGGAAATGGGCGAATCCATCACTCAGCTTCTTGAGTCTCAGCCGAACTGGTGGAACAATCCGCCGTCATGGTATTACGACGGCACAAAACCCAATTGGATGAATGACACAACCACGCCACGATCTGGTCAGGTTGGTGACACCACGTCGTCTCGTCTTGGTCGAACAATGGCTCGACACGGCTTCCTTGATTCACAACTTGTAGGAAGTCGAACAGTCACTTCGGCATGGAGAGGCTCTGGCCTTGGGTCCATTAACTCGGATCACGTCACTGGCAACGCCTACGACCTGACCGGGCAAAACCTTGGCGCTTATGGAACCATGGTCAATCGGATGGGTGGCTTCGCTGAGTTCCACGGCTCTGGTGGTGGACGCCATCTGCACGTTGTTCCCGGTCAAACTCCAATCGGTGACACCATGTCGCCCGCCATTCAGTCAAGTAGCGTCGCTGTCGGTGGCGCAACTTCGTACTCGATTACGATCAATGCTCAAGCTGGACAAGATGCAAATGCAATTGCACAAGAAGTCATGGCAAGAATTGAGGAACGTGATCGGTCCAGAAGGGAACGCCAGTAATGCCAAGCGTGCGAGCAAGTAGAAGGTATCAGACTGCTGGATCTTCAATTCGAACGCAGGTTGCTGTAAAGGCAAAACTTAGCCATTACAGCGCGTTTGGTAAACGCGATTTTGTGTTTCCGTATGCACCCGTTGAGGTTTCGTACAGCAATTTGTCGCGTCAGTACACGGAACTGTCTCGTCCGGGTGATTTTTCGATTCTTGATAGTGTTGCTCCGCAGTTGATGAAAGTCTCAATCCAGTTTCGCGTTGCTGACGTTGCTACCCATGGCCAAAAAAGCATCGAGCCTGTTCTTGACAGTCTTCGTCAAATTGCAATTGTTCCGGGCACTGTTATCGTTACCAATATGGACGCCTACCTGTCGCGTCCTATCGTTCCAACCATTGAGTTTTTGGGTTTGCGTCTTGCTGTTTTCAGGATCACCGAATTTTCGGTAACCGTAAAAAGACGCAATCGAAACAATCAGGCGACACAAGCTGATTGCCAGATGACACTTACGGAGGATCGCAACCCGTATGTTCCCGTTGTCGCCCTTGCTCCAATCGACTACAGGGATGTTCCGACCCGGTCCGTTGGGTCCGTAGCCGCTGGTGGAGTTGATACTCCTTCGAGGGACAACTTGTTGGAGCGAGCGGAACGCGAGGGTCAAGGTCCATCGCGCTTTGTGAATGCGGTGGAATAATGTACGACCTTGTTATTGGCGACCTCGGCACATTTCAGGGAACAGCCGTTCAACAATCGATCACGAAGTTGACCACGTCCTTCACGATGGATTCCGTGTCTCAGGTCTCATTTGAGATTTGGGATCATGAACTTCGGATGCTCAATAACAACTATTTCCTTGTAAGGCGTGACGTTGTCTATCAAGGAATGCTTTACGAAATGGCTGTAATTGACATTTCTGCCGGTCAGGGTGAGACGCCAATTGTCAAGATCGAAGCTCGGTCTAAGGTTTGTCAGTTGATGAAACGTGACAAGAATCCTGAGGCTTACGGGGGGACATCAGCGACCGATTTTGCTCGGATCGTAGCGGAACGCTACAAGCTGAACTTTGTTGGTGAACCGACTTCAACCAAGCGAGTGATCGTCAAGGGCACGAGCGATTCCAACGATACTTCGGTATGGAATGTACTGAAATCAAGCGCCAGTGAAGCTCAGTTTGTTTTGTTTGAAGCCGATAACACTCTTTACTTTGCTTCTCAGCAATGGCTTCTCGGCAAGTGGGGATTGGTTGACCTTGGTTTTGCCAAAGTTCCGATCGTTTTTTCTCCTCCGGGAACGGGTAACGATATCTTCACCCTTGTTGAGTTTCCGAATTGTCGTAAGTCGGACGACGATCCCATGCAGGCGGAAGTTAGGGCATTGGTTCGGCGGGAGAATGCAACTAAAATTCGCGCCGGAATGACTGTGAATCTGGACGGAGTGAATGGGTTCAATGGTCGTTATCTGGTTACGGAAGTTGCTTACGAGGAGAATGCACCTTCTCCGGTTTCTGTGTCTATGAGAACACCGGAAAAGCCCAAAGAAAAGAAAAAGAAGAAACCAACCGATGCTTCTTCCGAGGAGGTGACACCCGTTGAATAACTACACGACCCCTGACAAAACCGCATCAGTACCTTTTAGGCCAAATGGCATCTACACGGGTCTAGTAACACGCGTTGATTCTGTCAACAAACGCGTTTGGGTGATGATGCCAAGAGTGGCAAATGGGTTCCAGTTCGGTCCACTCACCGTTCTTTCAACCGATCTTCCAAAAGTATATGACCGAGTTGGCTGTTTGTTTGTCGAGGATCGGACTGATGACATTGTTGTCATTGGCGTTATGAAGTCTTCAACTTCTGCTGTCTACAGCACGCCGATTGTTTGTACTTTTGCGACTCGTCCGAGTGATCCTTCTGTGGGGACGATTATTTATGAGTCCGATACTGAGGATTCGTTTGTGTGGAGTGGCGCTTCTTGGGTTGCTCTCGGTGGCGGTGGTGCGGGGGCACAGGGGCCTCAGGGGCCTCAGGGTTATCAAGGGGCTTCCGGTGCGCAGGGCGGATTAATTTCACACGCTTCCACACATGCCAGCGGTGGTGGGGATGCAATTACCATTGCTCCGTCCCAAGTGACGGGTACCGCAGTCATCACAACCGATTCACGGCTTGATGCTTACACCAAGCTTGTCACCAACACGACAACAACTCAGGTCGTCTCAACAACAGACAATACAGCGTTCCTCACGCAGTCAATAGGCCCAGTAACCGCTGGTGATGTTTATATGTTGACAGCGTTTGGGGA